CTTCTCTTTATTATTTATACAAATTGTTATCTAAATACCACTAAAACCGTATAATTATCTCCAATTGCAAAATTTTTTGTTGAGAGTAAAACATCACCTGTTGGTGTTGTTGCGTTGTTAGCTATCTCATTACCATCAGCACGTAAGTCCCAAAAACCTTGACCAGACAACGAAACACCTGTAGCGTTTGTTGCACCATCCCATATTAATTCAACGGCAGACTTTGAATTGGATGTATTTACTGACCAAAATATTTTTGATATTTTACGATTGCCGTCTTCAGTCATAAAAGTTGTTGCCGAAGCGTCAACCTTTTGTACTAAAGTTTCACCTGTGCCATCTGAATAATTGGTTAGTTTAACCGCATATTTGACACCTGTAGTATCTGTTAATACCTGTGTAGATACTGTATCAGCCATTATTAGTTACCAAAGCCGACTGACTTAATTAGTTCCAAATAAACAAAACCGTCTGTACCAGTTCCTGGTGTTAATATTATATCAGCGTCTGTAGCGTCTCCAGGTTGTGTTGCACCGTTAGTGATAACGTGTGAATCAAAACTACCTGTTGTACCGCCTGCAAGATCAATCGCCTCTACAACATTTGAACCAGTAAAAGTTATTGCCACTTCTGTGTCTAAAGACCAAGATATTTTTTTAATATCTAGTCTATCACCTGAAGCTTCTTTATTTGCTAATGCTGAAGCGTCAATAGTTACAGCTGAGCCATGACCATCAAAGTTTATTAAAACTTTAGCGCCATAAGCATTGTCTGTTAGAACTCTTTGTGTTACTGCCATTTCTATCTCCTTAAAATTGTTAATGTTTCCTTATCAAAATATTTCATTAAATCTTGTTTCTTTACTCCAAATTTGTTTGCAGCTGCACTAACATTTTTTTCAAAATTAGCAATCACATCTGCGTCTTTATCAGCGGCTTTAAAAACCATATCTACAGCACGTTTCATTCTAGGAGATAATTTATTATATTGCCTAGTACGTTTGTAGTCGTTTGCTTCAGTAATTTGTTCTTTTATAAAATTACTTAGCCACTTCATCACTTGGAACCTCTGGTGCAGGAGCTTCTGCAGCTGTATCATTACCTGTAAAAGGATTAGCTTCAGGTGTTTCTACACCTTGCTGTCCTGTAAATACAGATTTAGCCACATCAACTTTAGCATCGTCCAAGGCGCCAGAAACTTTATCAGCAAGAGCATTTTTAATGTCTGTTCCTGCTTGTTTGTTGTCGCCCTTTTCAAGTGAATTTACGAATTTTTTTGTATCATCTTTAGTCATATTATCTATTTATCTCCTGTTTTATAAGAATCTCTAGCTTTTGTTTCTGCATCCTTAAATTGTTTTTTTGTCAGCCTTTTGTTTAGCACTTACTGCTAGTGGAGCTTCTTTACCATTTGTTTTCCCAGTTTTGGGTTGTTGTTCAAGTCCACCTATTCCTGTGTTCATTGCAGCCTGTTCTGACCCACCTTCATCTTCTATTTGTTGATCAATTTCTTCAATCTCGGTTTCATTTTGTTTGAATATTTTTGTTCTTATATACTCATTAGAGAAATACTTACCAACATACATTTCTAATTGTTGTGCCAGTTGTACTCTTTCTCTCAACATTTCACTATGTTTTAATTCAGCAAAATATCCATCTTGTAAGAAACTAAATGTTATATCACCTTGTATTACAGGCCATTCTTCAGGAGCAATAACACCTTTTAAAATTAATTGTGTTTTTAAAAGGTCGTGGAATAACATACAGAATTTCTTTCTCAATCTGCCTATGAATTTAGTAAACTTAACTTCATCTCTACTAATTTCAGCTGCACGACCAAGATTAAATCCTTGACCACCTTCTAATCTACTAATTGGTATGTTTAATGAACGATATAATTTCTTTTGGAAATATTCTATATCGGCAATCTCACCCAAGTTTTGACCACCTGGTAAAGTAGTAATTTCAGTTCCTCTCCCACCTTCTCTACGAGGTAACCAAAAGTCTTCTAACATACTCATATAATTTCTGTCATCTCTAATCTCACCTGTACTTGCGTCATAAACAAGTTTGTTTCTATATCTAGCCATAACATCTCTTAAATATTGTTCAGCTTTGATTTTAGGTAAGTTACCTACATCAATATAGAATATTCTTCTTTCAGGTGCTCTAGCAATTCTGTAAATAACAACAGCGTCTTCAATCATTCTTAATTGATTAACTGGTTTAATTGCTTTATGTAAATAAGATAAGACTTGATTGTGAGTTTGGTCTATTAATCCTGATGGACAATAAGCAATAGCGTCTGTCGCTATTCTTAATCCACCTGCGTTTGATGTTGCAGTCGGATGTATTCCTCTTTCGTTGAAAATATAATACTCTTGGAATTTATTTTCAAAAGCAAATGAACTAGGCATTCCATCAGTTCTTTGCTTTCTAACTTCTCTTATCTTTTTAATTTTTCTTGGATCAATGTATCTTAATTCTGTTATTCCTAATCTAGGACTATCTTTGTCAATGATTTTATGATAGAACATTCTTCCATCAACATACCATCTTCTAAAAATATCGTGTCCTTTGATATCAAAATTTAATAATTTTAATACCTCAACAAATGATTCTCTTATTTTCTTTTTGATTGATTCGCTATATTCAATTTTAGTTAAATCTAATTGTACAGATTGTTGATTTTCGTTTGATACAATTGCTTCAGATATTATATCCTCAATTGCAAGGTCACACTCTGGATGGAGTGCTACTTCTCTATATCTTCTAATTAAATCTAACTCGTTACGAGCGGTAACGTCAAATCCTCCATAAGACGCAAAGAAACCACCAGCGGGGACGGTTTGTGTTCCGTCTTCCGCTTGTGGTGGTACTATGTTTTGTCTCGGATCTGATGTTGGCGTTTTTGAACGCTCTATTTTAAACCCAAACAGTTCAGCCATAATTTAGTTTCTCCTATTACTAATACTTATAACGGTATTAAGTAGTAGTGTTTGTTTCAAAATATTGATACCTATGTGTAGCAGTAAACGACTCTAACGAGTTGTTATCGCCATAAGATAGCGCAATGTCATCCAACGTTGTTGGAAACATTCCTCTGAATGTATATGATTTAATCACATTACCGTTACGGTCTAATTGGTCAACAAATGAGTCAACTTGATAATCTACTGGATTAACTAATCCTTCGTTATCTGACATATTGTTGATACCGTTTAACCATCTTTCGTATGCGTTACGTATTAAGAAGTCTGTATCATTTAAGACAGTAGTTGTCCATGTAGCAAATGTTCTATCACCTGCAACATATAATTCCCTACCTCTAAATGGAACAGCTACTTCTGCAACTGTCATTCCTGGTAAGTTAGTTGATGTACATAGAAAAGACATTGTTTCAGTCTCCCCACCTACAGCAGCAAACCCTGGAAAAGGCATTGTTACTCTAAATTGATTGGCACGAGCGCCTCCGCCTCTTAACTTAGCTTTAAAGTCATTAATATTTGGCATTGGTTTATCCTCCTACCACTTCTTCAAATGCAACGCCTGATCTTGTCGCAACGAATTGTAGTTGTATAAAGTTGATTGATCTATTTGGTTTAACAAATATATCTGCTCTAAACTCATTTCTATCAATAACATCAGCAGTATTGTTAGAAGTATCACAAGTAACTAAAAAGTCTGTAACACCTCGTCTGCCTTGTACATCTCTTAAAAATGGTTCAACCATATTTCTAAATTGAGCTCTTGTGAACTCGTCATTAAATTCAAATAGTTGGAATTTAGAAGCAGTTGATATCGCTTTCTCCAAAGTGATAAACAATCTTCTTACGTTTATTCTATCAAATGCACTCGGCGTAGATAGTCCAGTTTTATCACCAAACAAGAGTGTACCTTGTCCTGGTAAAGTTACAATTGGATTTACTCTAGCTCTGTACAATTCATCCCTTTGAGTTTTGACTGGGTTGTAAGCAAGTTTAACTGCACCTCTAATTCCGCCTCTGTTAAATCCAGCAGGTGAGAACCAAGAGTCTGCGATTAAGTCTGTTCTTGCAGCCAATCCAGCAACGTCTCCGTTTAAAGGAATGTATCTAAATAAGTCATTATATTTGTCGTAAGTATATTTGTACCCACTATCAAAAACTACATAACTTGAACTTCTAACAGCGTCAAAGAAACCTTTAACGTTAGTTGTTTGAGTAGTAGAGTTTGTTACGTTAACTACATCACTTCTTTCAGGAGAAGCAAATACGATTGCGTCTTTTCTGTTTTCAGCGATTGTAATTAAGTTATCTACGTGAGTAGCGTCACCTTTACCAGCGATGATTAAGTTAACATCTACTGTATCAGCGTCATTGTAATGTTCGTAAGCAGTTTTTAATTCAGCAGTTGTAACCGCGGAACCATCTGCACCGTCAACTAGTGATCTACTATATGGTGCTGTAAGAGCTGTGGAAGTTACTCCAGAAGCTGTACTACCCCAATTTGAACCAGTTGCAATGTGATCCATCCAATAGATATATTCTGATCTATTGTAGATTACATCTGGATAATAGTTAGTGTCACCTTGTGGTGTTTTAGCGTCAGAAGCTTTTGATAGTGAATCATAAACTTCTAAAACTTCACCAGCAGTACCTGATATAGCGCCGTCTTCATCTATAACTACAATGTGTAGCTCGTCATTTACTCCACTTCTTGTAGAAGCATAAGTTGATGTAGCTGGTGCTTTATCTACTAGGTCATAGTATTGCCATCTTCGTCTTACTTGTGTACCATTTGCAACAGCTGTGTGTAGTCCGCCTGTGCCTGAAGGGTGTCTTACAAAAGTTATAGTGTTTGTTGAAACTACTGTAATTCTGTATTCGTGCCCACCAGATTCGCCGAAGTTAACGATATCACCTACATTAAAATCAGTTCCTGATGTTAATACGATAGTGGTATCTCCTACTGCTGTTGAAGAGTCATTAGTTGTTGTTTTATTTGTTTCTTCGTATGCCGTTGCACTCGGACACGTTGAAATCTTTAAGTTATTACCCCAAGCGCCTGCTGTTCTTGCAGCCCACTCGCCAACGTTAGCAGAACCATCGTTATAAGGTCCTGTACTTCCGTCACCGTTAGAGTAATGCTCTGTATTCTTTATTCTTAAAGCTGTCCCAGAAACGACAGCGTTTACACTTGAAGTGTTTGCAGCTCGCACAACCCTTAAACTTGATGAGTACTGTAGAAAACTAGCAGCACTAAAAAAGTATTCAAAGTTTGTAGAGTCAGGTTTTCCAAACGTTTCTACCAATTCTTTTTCAGACGCAATAGATATTACTTCATCCATTGGACCTTGATTAAATTGACCTGCAACAGCACCGATCGTAGTTGCTACTGCTGGGATTACGTTTGTTAAGTCTTTCTCTTGTACGAGAACACCTGGTGAAACTTGAAATGCCATATGTTTGTTCTCCTCTTATTAGCTAATAAGTATCATTTAATCTCGTTTATATTTATAAATTTTGTCACCTTTACTACAGCATCTCTCCTTTTCTTACTGTAACAGGTGTCCATGTTTCGCCTTTGTCATCCTGAAAAGTATCATCATTTAAACCATCATCCATAAACCCAAATGGTGCCATATCTTGTTCTATTGCGTGTTGTTGTTCTTCATACATTTTAGCACGAACATCCTGGTCTGTCATTTCTTTAAAATATCTTTGATTTGTTATCCATGCAAATATAAGACAACACATAACCAAATCATCATTAGAACCTTCTTCAGC